ATTGACGAGCCGCGCGCTGGTTTCTCGGATACTGAGATCGGCTATCTCATTGAGGCGCTGAAGGCCTGGCTCACGTCAGGTAATCAGCTTAAAGTCCTCGGTGGCGAATACTAATAGTGCGCCAAAGGGATCTCCGGAATTTCCGGATTTTCCAAAGGCTCCTATTGGGATTCTCCTCATGCTTCAGGTGATTATTCTCCTGTTGCATATGAGATTGTGCCGGTAGCTTAGCCGGAGTAAGCTTAGACGGTCCTACTTCCACACTAGAAAGTGAGGTAGTAGTGAAAAGACCGACCATGCTCGTCAAGGCTCTATTGGTTGATGCCAGTAGAGACCTAGACTTGTCCGTAGAACGCGATCAGCAACGTATTGCTGATCGTTGTGAACACGAAGGGCTTTCGTTTTTAACGATTACCCTCCCCACTCTCTCAGATGCTCTCGAAAGAGGCCTGGAAAGTGGGCGTTTCACATGTCCTAGCAGTTTTGCTAGGCATGGAAGTCTCCCCCGTTTTATGGGAGGTTTCTTCAAACGTGTGTTCGCTAAGGATGGTAGGCTTCTGCAAGATGCATGCCCGTATACCGTGTTTTGGATACGGCAGATCTGTCGTTTCTTTAAGAAACCAAAGATCGGCTGCAGCCCTGCGCGTAATAGCAAGGCTGAAGAGCATTTTCTAGCAGTCGAAGGCGAACTCCGCCGTGAAACCCTTTCTATTGAAAGGAAGGACGATGTCCTTGACAAGATCTCCGGAATCGTCTGGTCTCAGGTATTTCCTGAGCTTGACTACCTTGATCTTGTTTGCCATCACGGTCCTGGTGTCACTGCTGATCGTCGTCTCTCTAACGAGAGGCATCGTATCGGTCAGTGGAACCATCGATCGGAGCTTACCTTCCCCTCTGACTTACACTGCTTCCCCAATTACGGGTATGCAGCAAGAGCCAGTGGAACAGGGGAAGGTATCGAAAACGTTGCCGGTCCAGAATACCTCCGGTTAAGGGATGAACTCCCTGTCCGAGTGGTTTTTGTACCGAAGACGTTGACGGCGCCACGAGTTATTGCTATTGAGCCTTCACATGTACAATATATGCAGCAATCCGTTAAGGATTATGTATATAAAGTCATTGAAAGTCATAGCCTGACTAAACAGTCGATTCGTTTTTCGGATCAGACTGTTAATCAGAAACTCGCCTACCGTAGCAGTATCGATAAACGACTAGCAACGCTAGACCTGAAGGATGCTTCGGACCGAGTGCATTTGCACTTAGTACAACGCATCTTTAAGACCTCAGGGCTTCTC